AACGTCATCATCTTACCTTGCCAGTCGGCGCCTCTAAGGTCAAAGAAGTCAGCCCCCATACCGCCTGTGCCAGCACCTGTACAAGTCGCTTTCAGGTGATAGCCACTTTTTGCCATAGCATCCACCACTCGCTCAAACTTCCAGCCGGATACGTTGGTAAACAACCTGCCCAGATTAGCAAAACCAAAATCACGGATATAATTCCTCCCACCAACCTGCAAACTCTCAAACCGCTGCGTCACCCCGTCTAGACCGGTTTCCAGGGTAGCCGTCCGACGACTTACGCTATCAATCTGCCCTGTCTGAGCATTGACGGTCTGTGTCAGAGCCTCGTATTGGGTCCTCGTTTGGTTCAAGGTGTCTTCTACCGTCTTGGTTCGACTGATAACACTAGTGATGTCTCCTGTGGCTTTAGACACGGTTTTAGAGAGTTCTGCGACTGTTGACCTCGTCCCATCTGCCAGAGTTTCAACTGTCGTCACACGATTGGTCAAATCCGTCTGAGCCTGCGCCTGTGCCAATAATGTCCTAGCCTGCGACGCAACATCGGTCCGAATGGCTCCTACAGTTTGCTCTAGTTGACCAGCTTTTGTATTCGCTTGACCAATTAAACCCTCGAGGTTCAACCGTACTTGGTCTAGGTTTACCTGCGTACGCTCAGCAAGGGACTTGGCTAGATTAGCCAGATCCGTGTTCGTTCCTGTTCGGGATAATATATCCGCAACCTGCCTGTCGTGTTCCTGTGCCTGAGCTTGCATGGATTGTTCGACCTGAGCGATTTCAGTATCAATACTTTGCTTAATATTGTCTGCATAAAGCTCTGCCTCTGCCTTAGCTTGCTCGATACCGTCATTGATTCCCTCGACTCGCTTGTCAAATTCAGCATCAAAGGCTTGGTTGGCATTTCTGACAGCTCGTTCAACTGCAATTTCTTGAGCGTTTTGATTGGCACTCAAAATCACATCAGCAGCATTAGACAAGCCACTGGAGACCCCATAGCCTCCAACCCCAGGCTTATCATCAAACGTAATAGAGATGTACTCTTCCGTCAAAGCGTTGTATTCATAAGCGATGGCCTTCTTGTAGATGTCTACGTTGTGCTTTCTACTCTTAATGTTGACTATGTCGCCCAGATGGACAACTTGCCCATCAAGCTCGTAGGCTTCAATCTCAATAGCATCTGATACCTTGTCAATGCCCTCATTGGTAAACTTAGCCTCAGCCCACTTTCTAAGGTCTTCAACGGTTTCAGCGTTGTTGTTCTCGTAGTCTTTCTCATTGATGTAGGGATAAGAGTTGATTAGTGGACTGTCAACAGTCACTCTGAGCGTCACTTCATCTTCAGCACCATCTGGCTTAAAAGTTGACCGTGCATGAATCCTAGTGACAACACCCTGTGAGTTCTTGGTTCGCTGGTAAGACTTGAGGTTCTTGTGTGTCGTGATGACAACCCCACGATCAGCTCCACGGCTACGCTTGATAGTCAGAGCAAAATTATCACGTACAAGCTCACCCTCCCACGTTCCAACGATACTGTGCTTACCGTCCATCAAGACAGTGTAGAGCGTTTCTGTTTCAGTCGTGTTAAATGTCCGACTGTCCATAATATCGCTAGTAAACGAAAAAGTCCCAAGATCCGTCTTGGCATTTTGGACCATTTGAGAGAGCGCCATAGCACAGCCTTGACCAACTACACTTACAGGAGTGATAGACCGTTGCATGACATCGTCAGTAATATGGTAGGCGGTGATGTCCAGACTGTCATCATTTTCTACAGGTTTTTTAATCCTAAAAAGCTGAGCACCCAGCACAGGTGCAGGTGCCTTTATCAGCATATCCTCTTTGATAAGCTGATAGATACTTGAATCAGTGATAGGATAGCGGACAGTCAATACAAAATCGCCGTTGACTTCTTCTTTGACAATAGCAGAGCTTGCTTCATGTAGGGGAATGCCATTCCATTTGACCGTTCTCACATCTTTATCAAGTAAATAAAGCAACTATGCCCACCCCCAAACTGTTTCAAATTTTAATGATTGAATACCTGGTCCCAATACCACACCAACATTCTGCCCCTTAGCTGTATCAATTGTGATAAAATCACCAGCCCACTTGATGAGCTTGCCACTAGCTGTCTTAAAGCTAGGATTGTCAGGATCATTGGTCATCACAAGCGATTCTGAGAGCTTTTCAAGTTTAATGACTTGGTTACCTATCGTAAACGATGTCTCAGCAGCGCTCTGACCAACTACGGTAATCTTCGGAAAAGCAAGAGCTGACCCTTGCACCCTCAAAACCCCATTCCCAGTCAAAGTCTGGGTGTCAGTGGCTTTGAAAAACTTGGTAGGGTGGCAGATGAAGGTAACATCAACCACCCATGCACCAAATTCATCTTTTCCAATCTCAAAGCTATTAACCTTATAACACCAAAGTCTAATAGTCGGTTCCTGTTCATTTTCCAACCAGAACTTTTCACGGTTCAAAAGAGCAGAAAAGCGATAAATTTCTTCATCGCTTGGTTCAATTAAAGTGATATGATAAGGCTTCTCAATTAGCCCACGGTGTCTATTCGATTGCACAACTGCACCACTAATTCCATCATGCTCTAATAGAGCTGTCTTGGAGCTAGAGACAATGACATTTGGTCTAGTTTCAACCAATACATCACACTTAAAAGATGATGTTTTCACACCGTCAATGGTAAGTTCATTGATTTTTGTCATGCCATTCCTCCTCTCAAATTAGTTTTACGTTGCAATTCTTCAGCAATACGATTTCCAACCACGTTGGCCAGTCTGTTAATGTCAGCTTCTTCCCTGATAGTGATACCAGAGAAATTGACATTGATATTGTTTGATGTATTCATCGTATTAGCAATACTTTGACCAATTGCCCCCAGTGTTGACTTATTCAATGGCAAGATGGCTTCAGCACCAGCCTCACCGCCAACCATAGCACGATTTCCATTCATGCCAAATAGGGTTGGTTTGGTCATGATACCGCCTTTTGCGTACCATTCAACTCCAATTTTTGGCAATCCCCCTTTTAACCAATCTAGCGGATTTATTGATCCAGAAATGCTAAAATGTGGCAACGGGATGTGTGGCCATTTAAACTGAAAATTAAACAGATTTTTGATGGCATTGATACCGTTTGTCACAGCATTTTTTGCTCCGTCTATCGTATTGGAAATAGTGGATTTTATGGAATTCCAAATATTGCTTGCTGTTGAAAGTATGCCATTAAAAATTCCAGAAATCGTGCTACTCAAATTATTAAACAAATTTGACCCAGTTGAGACCAGTCCAGACCACAAATTGGAAAGAGTAGAAGTGAAGCTTGACCATAGAGACTGAGCACCTGAAATCAAACTTGAGAAAATATTTGACAAGGCACTAGTAAAGCTAGACCACAAAGACTGTCCAGTTGAGACTACTGAAGACCAAAGGGCAGAAAGCCAAGCAGTAAAACTTGACCACGCTGACTGTGCTGTTGAAGTGATGGAAGACCACAGTTCAGAAAGCCAGGCAGTGAAATTTGACCACGCTGTGGTGGCAGTCGTAACTATGTTAGTCCACAATTCAGAAAGCCAGGCAGCACAAGAATCCCACGTTGACTGAAGCCATTCAGATATGGCTCCCCAGTTCATGATCGCCTGAATGATAAGTGTGATAGCGGCAATAGCTCCTACTATTGCCGCCACTACAATTCCGACAGGCGCACCTATTGCCCCTATGGCAATGACCAGCGGTGCAATGGCACCAAGCAACATCATGACAGCAGTTGTAACTAGACCAAGAATCACGATAGTCTGTTGATCAGTTTCATTTAGGCTAGTAAACCAATTGACAGCAGATTCTAGCATTCCCATCAAAGGTTCCAAAGCTGGTATAACAGTCTCAAGAAGTTTACCTCCTAGTTCTGCCATTCCTTCCTTTGCTTGGTTGGAATATTGAGTTAATTTGTCAATTGGGTCTAGGGTTTCATCAAATGTGGTTGCAACAGTGCCAGAAGAATCTTTAGCAGCTGAAGCTAAATCATCAAAACTAAAAGCTCCACGCTGAATAGCATCAACCATTCTAGGTGCTGCCTTACTTCCGAAAATTTCTGAAGCAATACTCAGTGCCTCAGTTTCGCTTGTAGAATTTTGAATAGCGCTAACCGTCTCATTCAATCCATCTGTCAAAGTCTTACCGTCTTTAGCATAGTTAACTGCTGCCTTCGAAAGAGAGGAAAGTGCTGCAGAAGAATCAACACCACTTTTCTCAAACTTACCGATTAGTGCAGCACCTTCTTCAAATGAAAGTCCTAATCCCTTAATCTGAGGAGCGCCATCAACAGCCTTTTGAACAATGGTATCAACTGATTGTCCAGTATTTTGAGAAACTTTAGTAACGTTATCTAAAACAAGCCCAAGGTCTTCAGCTGACAAACCGTAAGCTTCAATAGCTTGTTTAGCAGATATAGCAGAGCTTGAAATGTCTGTACCGTTAATCTCAGCATACTTGATGAGTAATTCAGATGCTGATTTCAGTTTTTCCCCAGTCAAACCGAATTGAGTATTCAATTCCCCAACGGCATCACCAGCATTCCGAAAGCTAGTAGGCATACCGGTAGCAATGTCTTTAGAAATTTCTTGAAGCTCTGCTAAGGCATCACCAGTCAAACCAGTTTTGGTTGTGACTGTGTCCAACGCTTCATCTATCTCAGACCAAGCATCTACTGTCATTTTTCCAGCATCAACCATTTTTTGGCCAATCTGACCAGCCTTATCTGCAACATCCATCATGACATCAGCTCTTAAATAGCTGGTTGCCTCTTTGATGTCTCCAGTTGCAGAACGGCTTGACTCACCAAGATTGTCAATTGCACGGTCAATCTTTAGAACTTCAACTTCAGCTTGACCGATTTCATTTTGAAGTTGACGCCATTCTTCTGTACCTATTTTCTCATCGCCAAGGGAAGCTTGTTTTTTCTTTAATTCTTGAACTTTATCGCCTGCTAACTCTGATTGTTGAGCTAGTAACTTCATTTTTTGTTCTGCTAATTCGACATTGTCAGGGTCAAGCTCTAGCTTTTGATTGACAACATCAAGTTCTTTAGCAACATTATCAAGCTCTTTGTTGAGATTCACGATAGACTTTGGGTCTCCCACATCTTCAATGTGCTTCTTTGTTGACTCCATTGCCTTATCAACAACCTTCATTTGTGACTCAACCTTAGCAATTTCAAGTTGCAGTTTGTTCCACTGAGCCGACCCAACTTCAGATTCTCCTAGATCCGCCTGTTGCTTCTTGAGTTCAGCAATTTTCATAGCGCCGACACGAGCTTGTTCTTGTAAGTTAATCAACTTACGATTCAACAAGTCAACATTGTCTGGATCCATCTTTAATTGTCTATTAATGTTGGTAAAGTCTTTTTTTAGGCTAGACAATGCATTATTTATTCCTTTGACAGACCTGTCAAACTCGACAGTATCAGCTCCAAATTTGACATATAAACCTTCAAATGTTTCAGCCATAAAATCCCTCCCTTCTTTTTAATCTGACATCACACTGAGTAAATCGGCGTTGGATAAAGTTTTCTTCTCTTCTTGATTGATGCTCATTTGGTGAAGAGTACCCATCAAATAGTTAAAATGCTGGGATTCTGCCCAAAAAACATCCATCCTATTTTCAAAGATAACCTTATAGATTCTTTCAGAAGTTATGACTTCCGTTGAGGCTTTTTTCTATCTTGTGGCACCTTTGCTCTACTTCTGTTAAATTCATAGAATAGGTCTGAGAAGAATCCAATATCAATCAAATCACCAAACCATGGAGCAAGGGATGCCGTCTCAGCAGTCAGCTCATTCTGTATCAATCGACCATTTTCAACCTCACCGTAGAGGCAAGGGATAACTTCAGTCAGGAAGTTCATGAAGTCTGGCTCCATCAGCAATGGCATGAGTTTGATTTTTTCTTCATCAGTTAGATCAGTTGGTTTGCTATTGATACCAGATGCAAGAGCGATCTGTGTATAGGCTGTCAACGCTTTCTGATTATCATCAAAAAAATTGCGACCAGTTCGCTGTTCATACATTTTGATAGCTGGTAGAGAATAAAGAAAGCGTACCGTTTCAGTACGCTCAATTTCTTCTCCGTAACCATCAAACGCTGTGAATGATAGTTCTTTTTTTATCATTAAGAGCCTCCACTATTGCTTGTGGTAGATGTTGTGGTTGCTGTAGTATTCCCTAAAGCTTCGTTGATGAAGTCAATCAGTTTACCAGGTGACTTATCAGCAAACAATTTATCAAATTTAGTTCGAACAGTTCCTTTGCTGTCATCCCGCCATACAATTTCTGATACAGGTTTCTTTTCAGAATCCACAATGAAGTTGTTTGGAGAGGCAGTACAAGGGATTTCAATTTCTTTTGGTGTTGCTGATGTTTCATTCGTTGCTGTGCTGCCTTTAGGTGCAGATGCCTTAACATTCGTCCAAATGTGGAACTCTTCAATCTCAGCTCCAAATTCGTCTGTGACAGTTTCAGCATAACCCCAAATGAAGTTAGTGTTGACACCAGTATCAATCAAAGCTGGTGGTGTAGAGTTAGTCAGCTTCTTGCCTAAGTGATCAATCATAAACTGTTTGGGAATTTGATAAGTTGTAATAGACCCTTCAGTGGATTTCTTCCCTTGCAAGCGAACATGCTCCACGTTGTCAGCATAGTAAGCATTGGATTCCTGAGATGTTTCAAAAGAAGTGCTCCGCAATCCAGTAAACGGATACGGTTTTTTCAACTCCAAATCACCAGTTTCAGTTTTAGCAATTTTTGCGTAAAAACCATTCGCGTTACCATGAGTAACTTCTCTTGTCTCGTATTGATAAGCCATGTAAGACTCCTTTCTTATTTCGGTGTGATTTTAATAGATTTCATATCATTGAGGAATTTTTCCTTATTCTTGAGATAGGCTGGCCTGATATGCTCTCTAGGAGCAACAAAGCCACCGTTTTTAGTGGCGTGCCCATTCTCTAATAAGTGGGATAGCGATTTTTCTTTACCGTTATTATGAACAACAGCAGTTTCTTCGATAATGTCGTGTGTCCACCCTTTTTCATAAACACCATTACGCCTAGGACTTCCTGTTCTAATATCATTTTCTGTACTTTGAGCAGCCTTTTTGATGCTTTCTAAAACTTGATTCTTAATATCTACCTTAAGTGGTGTCATTTTTACACTACCACTGCCCACTTGTAAACACCTCAAGTCTATAAGTTGTCAGTAGATAGTCAGTATCGGGTTGTTTTAAATTCAGCTGATTTGGCTCACACATAAAATTAGACAGCATCAAATCTTCGATGCCGTCCAGTTTCTTTTTATGGTAGTGACTAACTTGAACAGTCACTTTTCTCATGTGTACTCTATCATCAGCAGTAATACTACTGCCTGGTATTAACCGATAATACAAGATAACATTGTCTGGAGAGGATTTTTCTTCACGCTCAATATAGAAGACCTTAGCATTCAAGCTATTTGTTTCAAGGATGGTTTGGATATCGTTTCTGGTAAAAAACTTCTTAGCCATTATTTCAATTCTCCTAACTCGATGACAGTGTAGTGACTGTCATCTGATTCTGTTCCAACATTGACTTTGTAATCTTTCCCTTGATATTTCACATAGTCAAGATTATCAGCCACATAGTTAGAACGTACCAGAAAACGTGCTGTAATGACCTGACCGTCTGCCATAGCTTTATCAAGCCGCCGTTGGTAGATTTTTTCCTTCTCTGCCTTGACTTTCTTTTCGATGGTCTGTTTTTCCCAGACACCCTTTTCCACTTCGACACGCTCATCATAGCATAAGATGAGAGCAACTCGTGATGACTTCATGACTTCGCCCCATAGATAGCCTTGAGTTGGTACAGAAGATTGGTCAACTCACTATCTATCCATTCCATGGTTGTTGCACCACCATTCATCAGAGACTTGTCAAATCGCTGTACACATCTGAGATGCAACCAGTCAAGAACTGTCTCCCTATCTTCTTCCTTAATGTCTGTCCATCCCTCTAACTCCGTTTCTTTATCGATACGGATAACAGGAATAGCATTTCTTTGTAAATATGAAATCCCACTGTTGATATACCGTAGAAGTTGGACGTCAAAGATGTCCTCTTCAACGTCAACCTCTACCATTTCTTTGATTGTTTTAAGGATTGTCATTTAGACTCCCCTTTCTAATTTAACCAGCTGGATTAGTAAATTTAACTGCTGATTTATATTGAGCCAAACGACCACCCATAACACTTGCAAGCTCGATGTGACGTCGGTTAACTGTCACATCGTAATCTTCAAAGCGGTCAGCTGTAGCCTCATCACCAATCATCTTGTAAGCTTGGTCAGCAAATGCAATGATCGGATTAGTCGCCCCGTCCATCCAGTCATAGATGTAAACTTGGAAACCAGCAATAATATTTCCATCAGTTGCAATTGGAGCAAATGGTTGAGGATCAATATAGCGACCTTCAGCATCTTTAACCAACTTCAATTTACGAGCGATGGTTTTAGATGTGACCAGAACTGGAGTAGTGTTTGGAACCATCTTATCAATTCCAGCAACTAAGGATTCGAGAACGGTATTGTCAAACGTACCAGTAACGTTGATTTCTTGGGTTTCAAAGAGGTTGGTTTCTGTTTCTTCAGCAATAGATTTGATTTCAGTGATTTTATCATCAGCATTAGACGACTTCCCATCACCAATAACCACAGCACGCTCAATAGTGCGGATGAATCCTTGGGCAAGTTCTTTCATCACATAGTTGAAGTAAACTCCTGTTGTATCTTTCTTCAAGTCAGCATATTCAAACGCATATTTAATATAAACTGTTGCAGAATTGATAGTGAAGTCCAAGAATGTGAAGTCTTCATCTTTCTTAGTCTTACCAGCCTTGTGTCCTTTAGCTTGAGATACTTGAGTTTGAAGAGCAACACGCACCGCATAACGTGGATCTTTTGAAACGTGGTTCAAGATTCCATTATAGTTAGTAAAGGCATCTTGAATAGCAATAAGAACAGGTTCTGGAAGAATCTTAGTGAGGTTAGTTACCCCTTTTTCAACAAGGTTGGCTTCCCACGCTTTACGGGCGCTGTTTGCGCTACCTTCGTTATCCATCAAGATGCGGACAAAGTCAAGAGCAGCAGCTTTTGTTTTCAAATAATCCATAGGTGTATTACCTTTCTGTTTTTCTTTAATTACCTTAGCAGCCTTGCTGAGTTCTTCTTCGGTTTCTTCAATGTCAGAATCTAAACCAGCAATGGTTTCTTTTAGCGTAGTCGATTGAGCTGCCAACTCCTCTGCTTCCATTTTCAACTGCTCCAGCACATCATCTTCAATAGTGTCTGATTTCAGTTTGACTGTAATAGTAGCCTTTTTAAGCTTTACTTCAGCCAGTTCATCAGTTGCTTTTTGACGAGCTTCCAATAGCTCAATGAGTGATTTTTTCATCTTGTCTCCCTTTCAAATTTCTGCAAGTTTATTCATGATTGCTTGCTTCATGTTCGCATGAGCGATTCGCTTATCAACCACTGTCATATCAAATTCCTTAATATTATCAACAGTTGCTTGAGGATTAGCTGGCACGGTCACAACAGAAATTTCAAAGATTTCAACTTCTTTGAAAATCCATCCGCCGTAAGGCTGCTTAGCGTCAACAGGCTCATAATCTTTGATAAAGAACCCAATACTCAGGCTATCCAATGCCCCCATTTTCATGAGGTCATACGTTTTCTTGGCCTCTGGATCACTAAGATTAAATGTTGAACGTGTTCGCAAGCCTTTTTCATCCACAGACAATTCATGCTTACCAATAACACGGTTACGGTCATGATTAAGACACATAGGGACAACAGCCTTAGATTTCAGAGTGTTATCAAAACACCCCTTAGCCATCACATCGCCTTCTCTGTCTGTATTGTCATAGGTTGAAGCGTAGGCCTCGAAATGAAAGTCAGCTGATTCATCCTCAACTGACTTCACGACAAAGGTTTTTAGTTTTTCCATTGCTTACCTCCTTTCGTGAAAGATATGCCAACCGCCCACCCTTTAGATTCCTACTCAGACTCTTCTGCACCGATACGAACAGCATTCAGGTTAGTTTCAAATACTTCACCGCCCTCATAGCCAGGTAAACCAAGATAGGTTTCACGGAACTCATTCGAGTTCATCAACCCAGCATATTTGGACTTGAAGCCACCTTCAACCAAATCCTTAAATGAAATCATGTCAGCCATATCAAAGAAGACCAGTAGCTTATTGCCCTGAGTCCGTGCTGTTTTGGTGAAGTATTTCCTGTTGATTTCTTCAGAATAGACACGCTGATAGAGTTTCATGACGCTAGAATAGTATGCTCGATATTGCTCTTCTGAGTAATCACAGGTAAATAATTTCTCATTGATACCGTGAGCATGATAGAGTTGAGATTTTAAGAACTCCAGTTCTTCCTTAGATGCCGTAGAGTAATCTTTGTTAAGTTCCTGGAACTCCTCGCCCTGCTCTAGATAGGCTATACCACCATCCTTTGCTAATTCCAACATACTATCAACACGATTCCTAGCTAGTTGTTTTAAATGCTCGTCAGCTGCTTTTGTTGGTAGTTTCAGGAAACCTCTCAAGCTAGAATTTCCATCGCTGAGCTTTTCTGTCAAAGCGTTCAAGTTAATGTCGATTAGCTCAGTAATCTGATTGAGTTGAGCTGTGACATTCAACTTAGGATTTTCAAATATCCACACATCAGTAAGAGGAAGCTCAACAACAACATCATCAAGCATAAGCTCCACGCTCTCGGCTGTCCAAGTCACTGTCTTCTTAGCAAGCCATATTTCAACCAGTCGGCCATTCTCCCAGCGTGGCACAACAACCGCCACACCGTCACGCAACATAGCTCTAGTTACGTTTGACCAAAATACAACAGGCACTTCTAGTGGATTTGGTGAAACTGTTAGCACCTCAGCCAAATCACTATGCTCATACCAAACCATCGAATCGACACCGCCTGGGTTACGAGTAATCTTGACATGCTTAAACCTTAACTGAGCTGTGTCAGTGGAAATCTTATTGTAGATGTTATCCAAATAGATGGAGTTCCTACGCCAGTAGGAGATACTTCTTTGAAGATAGGTTCTTGTAGATTTTCGATTGTTTGGACGGAAAATCCTAGCAAAAACCTCCTTCAAATTATTCAAATAGTTGTTCATTCTTCACCTCAATCAAAGTAGTAGCTCAAGTCTTCCTTGAAATTTTCATAACAGATAAAGGCATCTAGCTGACTAGCAAAGACGTCAATCTTTTCTTTTGCCTTTTCTTTATTCGGAAATACGTTGTTATTCGCATCTATCTTGACACGGACATTGGCATGGTTCCAAGTTGCCACAGGATCGTCAAAGATGATTTTACCCATCTTGGCCTTTTCCTTGTAAACCTTTAAAGGATTTGACAAACTCTTTACCGTCTGTGGTATATCGTGGCAGATATCCCCATAGTAGTCATTGAATAAGCGGATTAGTTCCTTAGCGTTCCAACGGTCATAGCCAACTGCAACAGGAAGAATCTTATTCTCACTCATGAACTGCCTTAGCTCTTCAAAGATATAGGCCTGGTCATTGTAGTCCAACTCATGAACATGAAGCTGGCCACTAAGCTCCCACTCAGCGTATTTGTCCCTTAATTCTTTTGGAAGACCTTCAATCGTATGACGTGGCATGAATTTCTTATTCAAATATTGCCGCTCTTCACCACGCACCACCATGAATGAGACAGAACAGATATCATTGACATCTGACAAGTCCACACCAAGCACACAACGAGCACTCCGCTCATCATTTCCGACAAATAAGCTCTTATCAAACTTATCTGTCCAACCCCTACATTCTTCATTACTGAAGTATGCCAGGTAGTTGTTAACAGGAAGATTGAAAGTCTTAGCCATCAGCTCAGCTTGTTGTGCTGGATCATTTTTGCTCATCTCAATATCACGAGCGATGGTTTCTTTCTCTGTCGTGATACCAAGTAATGGCATAGCTTTCTGCCACATATCAGGGTCATGAATCTCTGACACATCATCCAACTGATAAATCCAAGGCATGACAGAATCGTTGATTATCTTGTCATCAAGAATATCTACCCAGATGTTGTAATACTTATCAAATAGCTTGTCACGCTTCGTTCCATTTGTGGAAATGTACCATGTTATCCAATTCTTACGCTTACGACTAGAACCATCATTCACAACCTTGATGAAGTCATCATCATAAGTGTGCACCTCATCAAAGATATTGTAGTGAGCATTAGTACCGTCAAGGCTTTCATAGTCAGAAGTCTTGATAGACATAAGACTGTTAGTTGTTTCATACAAGATACCTTGTTTGGTTGACCGTAGGATGTCAGCCTCACGCATATAGTGCAGCAAGCTTTCTTCATTCGACAACATCGCCCTGGAAGCATTGAACAAATAGCCAGCCTGTTCACGACTGTAAGCAAGAAGCTGAATATCAGCACCCCACTCACCGTCAATGATTTGACCAACCTCACCAATAGCAGAACCAAGAGTAGTTTTACCTGTGCCTCGAGGAACAATAATAGGCACCTCATGAATGAGACGCCTTTCTTCGTAGTCAGTATATTCTTCCAAGGTATCAGGATTGGTCTTAGTAACCTCAACCGTGTGATAAAAGCCCCACGTTGTCTCTAACCAAACCTTTTGAGGTAATGCTAAACGTAACTTACCAGTAAGGCCTTTAGTATTGCTGCATTCCTCCTCAATGAACTCAATCCGTTTGTCAGCTTCCTCCTGTTTGAAGATGTACTGCTCTTTATATCGCTCAACACGTCTAATTGATTTCATCGTGAGCTTACAAATACGAATCTTACCAGTGTAGATGAGCTGAGCATACTTATCAAAATACCTCATCTCAACCATAACGCGCCAACTTCTCCTGAATAATTTCTTTGAGGCTGTCACCCTGTGGACTTTGCTTTTCAATCGTTGACATGATCTGCATGTTAAGCTTTTGATACTTTTCCATTCCATCAAGTAGGTACTTATCAGGTAGCTCGCCGTCATTGATAACCTTATTGATTTCAAACTGGAAGTTTTCAATCACTTTTTGATTGTGATTGTATTGAGTTTTGAGATTTTTCAACCCAACTGAATCATTATCACTGATTTCAAGCATTTTTTCTTTTGGAATCAGCTTGAAAGTCTTACGAGATAACTCAACACGTTCCTGTCTAGTGTACTTTTGCCGTTGATTGGCAAGCTTTTCCAACTCTTTGAACTGACTTTTGGTGATATTTGACCTAGTTTCTTCAAATATGCCCAGCTTTTTTCGATACCTGGTAAGGGTAGCACGACTTATTCCTAGCTTTTCTAAAACTTCATTGATTTTCAAAATCATGCTCCTTTCTTGTATCAATTTTCGTCATTTTTGGGGGAGAGGTACACAAGAGGATTGACACCGTTATTATTCTGGCGCTGTCAAAATTCAAAATGGGGGGAGTCCACAAAAATTTAAAAATAAAAAAATCAAAAATAAATTTATGTTTCGATTATCTAAATTTAAATTTATTTTACTTTGAAAAGTTTTTGTGTTGTGACATTCAAGACAAAGTAACTGACAGTTCTCTTCGTTGAGAGTAATAGATTCATCTTGATAATTGGTTTCGTCAATCTCTATGATGTGATCAACAATACTCTTACCGTGAATCAAACGTCCGCACATGTCACAACGCATACGCTTAGCTTTTCTGATTTTATTTCTCAGAGTTCTCCAAGGTTTCGAGTTGTAGAATTTAATCTGCCAAGCTCTGAACCAGTCAGAGTGTTTAGGGTTTCTATAGCCCACTACATTGACCCCAATGCAAAACTATTTCTTGCAACCTCTCTTGAAATGTCTCTAAACTTTAAATCTGCTTCACTCACTATTCTTTTGTCATAGTTGATTAACGGATTTAGAATATCATTTACCAAACTTGGCTTTATTACGATTTTATTTACAGTCTCGTTAGGCTTAATATCTAAAGTCACCTCATATCCATTTGCAATATGTTCTAAGTCGTTCTTCGTGAGATAGATTTCTAAAGTGCTACCAGCTTCAAGCCTAATTCCATCAAATGCATTTTCATCTTTCATGGCATCGTCACCCCCAACAAAAAAGAGAACATGCCTAAGCTTGCTCTCTGGATTTTTCTCATGTTACCAATATATCATATTGTTTTTGTCAATAATACCCATTTTTTTGACAAGATTGTTTTTCACAGCTCAAATTATGTAAAATCGTCACTCTGAACTATCTATATCTTATATTTTATCCAATTTTGTTTCACTTACAAAAACCAATATAGACAAGGCTTTAAGCAGGCTCCAAAATATAAACTAGAAACTTCCTCGTTATGGATAGTTGAAAAAATCAAAAAAATATTAAAGGCTAAAATTACTCATCTTAGTATCAAGTTCATCTTGCCTTACACAGATATAGATTAGTGTTACTGCTGGACTTGAATGATTGAATAGTGACATTAAGTCAGCAACATTCTTGTACTTCTTGTAGTAATGATAGCCAAATGTTTTTCGCATAGTGTGAGTACCGACATTATCAATGCCGAGGTCTTCAGCAGCTCTTTTAAGAAACCAGTAAACCGTCTTATAGCTAAGTGCCTTGTTCTTCCCAACACGACTCTGAAATAGATACTCATGTAGTTCCTTATCTTTGACAAATTCCCTCAGTTCGTTCTTGAGTGGCCTTGTCATCTTAATGCTTTTATACTTACCAGTCTTCTGTTCTCTAACCTTGATATGCCAACCTTGAACATCTTTAACCTTTAATTTCAGAATATCTCCAACACGGAAGCCAGTGTTGATTCCCAAAAGAAATAGCATGTAATACTTTTCATTCCAAGATAAGAGGTAATCTTTCATAGCTTGGATATCATCTTTATCTCTCAGCGGTTCAACAATATTCATCGCTTTGCTCCTTTCGTAAAAAAATAAAGCACCAAGAATTTCTCGGTGCTTAGCGACACTATCAATCTATCAGATTGTTTCTGTCAATTCTATATATTTTTTTGACAAGTTACATGAATAATAGTTTCGCAAGAGTGTCAAGGATGACTTCTCGTCTTCTGTAGATTTGCTTGCTATGTCTATATAAATAACCAGTCTCCCCATTCTGCATGATGTGCCAAATTTGAATCCAGTCATATCCTGTATGTTCACCCCAACGCAAATGAAAGATTTTCTTATCATCAGGTTCGAGCAGTTCTAACAATTTTGAAATTGCTGCCTGAAACTCTTCCAGTTTCAAAATCATAGGATCACTAGCATAAGCAATAGCTAGATTTTCAGATGTGTTGCACGAAGTACCACTTCTACTAGCTCCCGAATCGTCTATGTCGGGTATTGTTAAGTTCTTCAATGCATAAATTCTTTCTAATTCGTGTCGTCGCTGTCCGATAAGTTTATCAATTTTAAGATACTTACCTTCAAGCTCAAATTCCAAGAAATCACGCTTCGTCCTGATTGCTGTTCGTTTCGTCAAATTGTTCGCTCCACTTTCTAGCAGCTAGCGACATACTTGCAAAAGCTGTTGCCCATGCTGCGAATACTGTACTGAGTGCCATCCCTACAGACCTAAATGCCTTGGTTACATCTTCGGAATTGACCTCTAGCCAAGCTTCGAGTTCGGCCAATTCTTGTTGACGCTGTAGCTCAGCTTGTTTAGCCTTCTTTTTCTTGATTCTTTTGTTCATGTTTCTTATAAGTCTCCCATGCTCCCATGATGATAGCGATTAGCACGACCAGTAGGAAAGCGATCACAATCATTGCTGCTAAAAATTTAATAATTTCAAGTAAAATCATAGTTCCTCCTAATCTACAGTCTTAACTTCCAGCGGCAACCACATCTTCGGATTGAAGTTGATAGTGTAGTCGTAATTCGACACATCCTTTGTCTTCACATCCTGGACCACATAGGATACATTATCAGATAGTCCGATAATATGTTTTTGATATTCCTCATCGGCAGTTTCGACCAAAATTTCCAGTTGATTATCTGTCGTGTCTGCTACAATCGACATCCGACCGCTCATCTCGAACATCACATCATTTGTGATTGCATTCAAGACTGTTACCTTTCGTACTACGTTGAAGTTATCTGCCTCTTCCGACAAGTTATGTCGAACAACATCGGCTTGATCAGAACATCCAGCTAACATTCCAATTGTTCCAATAGCTGTCAATGCTAATTTAATTTTGTTTTTCATTCTCTTCTTCCTCCGAATAATATTTATCACCTTTAGCCTTTACTTCTTGGAAATAGGCTCTGTAGCTTTCGTCTTGAATGTCATCAAGGTTGATTTGCTTTGCCACTTCATATACTGGTTCGTTATAGTCACAGCAATGTAGATGCCACAACTGGTTCTCCTGCAAGGTGTTTCGATTGAAACCGCATGAGCTTTGAGCAGCTGCAAAAATAAGTGCTGTCAATAACTCTTCATCAAGTTGAATTGTAATCATTTCGCCCTCCATCTTCTCGTATTAGCCCTTTTCTTGGATGTTTCCCTCGCTATTTCATCCCAGACATAATCTGCATTCTCAAGCATGAGGTCCACGCATTTGTCCTTCAGGGTCTCAATTTCAATTTCTTGACGCTCTATGTCTTTGTATGCACGGTTGTAAAGTTCATCTTTCAGGAACTCATTTTCTTTGAGCAACTGAACTACATCAATTTCAATCTTACATCCATAATCTGGTAACAATCTAATTCCATTAAAACTCATTTAATACCTCCTGTAATTTTTTTAAAGTGATTTTTACATAAATCCATACCATGAAATCTGTTGGAACATCTGTCACAGAGCAGCTTATCACAAGTAAGAAACCTTGGTTGCTGATTTTTAAATAAACTGAAACTTCGATAGAATGTTATTCCTGTCTGACCAATTATAAAATCACACAACTTTGTTGCTCTTCTCTTGTAGCATTCATGGCATATATCATGTTTCGGTATGAATTGGACGATATCAGCGGTCATGCAACACTCCTAAAACGGCAAGCCATCATCAATATCCATCGGCTGACCACTGAGCCCTGGTGGCATCTGCTCTTCGATGCTTGTATGATTAGCAGTGTTATCACGCTTTTCCAATAACTGGAAACTCTCAGCGACTACCTCAGTAACGTAGACCCGTTGCCCTTGCTGGTTATCGTAACTTCTGGTCTGTATCCGACCAGTAACCCCAATTAAAGCGCCTTTCTTGGTCCAATTAGCCAGATTTTCGGCCTGCTGACGCCACAATACGCAATTGATAAAGTCAGCTTCCCGCTCTCCTGTCAATTGATTTTTAAAATTGCGGTTAACCGCCAAAGTAAAAGTCGCAACGGCTTGATTAGACGGTGTATAACGTAGCTCTACGTCCCTCGTCAATCTACCGACCAATACAACATTGTTGATCATCTATTATCTCCTCTCCCACGGCTGTCGCTGATGGCTATAATACGGGTACACCAGTCGAATTTTCCCTCTTGAAGCTAGCGCCCTATGCTCATAAGGCTTGACTTGCTCGTACAGCTCGTCTATTTTATCCAACATGCGTTGTCGCGGTGGTCGTCCGTCTAGCCATTTGTAGACAGATGGAGTCGTCACACTCATCTCGGACGCAAATTGGTCCCTCGTCCATCCTGTCTTTTGTAGGATGTATTTAATTTTCTCTGCTACTGTCATAGGTCCTCCAACGCTACCCATCTGAATTGTGGGTATTTTTTAGCTTATTTATGTAATCCTCAAGATACCCTTGTGTTTTTCTTTGTAACAAGTCAATTTCTACTGGTATGGACTGGATAAACCATTCTGACCTGTCCAATATTTCCTCTAGCAAAGCCACAGCTTGCTTCTGGTATTCCATATCAGGCACCTCTATCTCCAGATGACTTAACCGATGCAAACTTAGCCCAGGCATGATTGTCCCTTCAGCGCACGCAGCTAACTCCTTCTGCTTCATCAGTAGCCAGTGAAACAGATACATCTTGTCAATCACCTCTTTGGGTTCAACGATAAAACAAGCGTCCTCTGCCCAAAACGGTTCAACGTGCAAGTAAACATTACCAACAGTCCCTTTTCTGGTCAGGCGAATACTGCCAGCTGGACAATTTGAGCTATCACTCATTCCTGTTGGGTTTACACCAGCCCCGTAAATTGGAAAGATACCTGTTTCTGATTTCGTCGCTTGAGCTCCTGCTACAAGTTCACAAACCTCAAGCAATTTATATTTCTTTACTTCTTTCGGCATCATACAGGCGCTCCAAATCGATAATATGTTTCGTATTGATCTAGCAAGTCCCTACACCTACGGATAAAAGCGAGATAGTCAATATCTGCTTGAAAATGCTGGATAATCAGCAGATTGCTCATCAAATGCTTTTCCAAATGATTGACCGCTAATTCATCCAATTCGCTATTGACTGCATCTATATCTATCTCTTCCTTAACCTGAGGCTCACGAGGTGTTTCCCAGTGGTAGTCATCTGTTAGTTGACAACCATCCGTATGTACCACCTTTTTTAATTTAGCGTC